AACTCTTAAAAATAATGCAGTTTATACAACATGTCAACAAATTAATGTGAAAGCGTCTGAATTGTTGATTATGGTCGAAAAATTGCAGTCTCAAAAAGAAAGAGTAAAACCTGTAGGAGTTTGTATTTTTGGTGAAACAAATATTGGTAAAACAATGATATCGAATATTCTTATCTCTAAAGTAAAGAAAAGGATAATTGATAGAAATTTGATTCGCCTAGGTGATGTGCAAAATTGGCAAACTTGGAATGCTCAATTCAGAGATGAATATGATTCTGGGTATGCTGGACACGAGGTTGTCTATATGGATGATGCCTTCCAACAAAAATCTTGTGAAGATCATTTAATGTGGTATAGTTTTATATCAACATCCCCAATAGGGATGGTTATGGCTGATTCTATGGAAAAAGGTAAACCCTTTAATGGAAAATTAGTCGTAACATCATGCAACGTGTTACCAACAAAGAGTATCACAGTGAATGATATTTCAGCGTTACATACACGATTTCCGTTTACAATCTACGCGGAGAAAGTCTCACCTATCCCACAAAAGTTAGATCCAGATTTTAAACATTTAAAGTTTAAGATGGGTCCTATGAAGGACATGATAGATCTAAATGATTTGAAGAGTCGTAAAACATTCACGCTTGAAGGAATTGTTGATGCTATTGTTGATCAATTACATAGTAACCATTTATTATGGGAACAGATTATGCAAATTGATTTACGAGAAGTAGAGCAAAGAGTAGATAGTGATGACGAAGACGTTATTGAAGAAGAACTAATAATGTTTGATCCTGAAGAAGATGGTGAGGTGATATATGAGACGCCTGGAGCGGTCTGGACTGATGATGAAATTAGAGGTCGGGTAGAAATTGAAGAAGAAGTTGAAGAACCGATAGAAGAAGAATGGATACCCCTAAATGAAAGAATGGATCCCACAGTTGTTACAACAGGAGAACTCGAAGAGTGGAATCGAGTGAATAGAGAAATTATTAATAGTTTCTTGAATGCACTAGATGGTGAAGCTATTCAAACTCCTTTGCAACTAGGTAATTGGATTACTCATCTAAGAAGACATCATGATGGAACATCAGCTGTG